ATGGCCTTGCGGTCGCACGTCCACGCCGTGTTGACCTCGTTGACGTAGAGTCGCCGCACGTTGAACGCCAGGTTGTCCTTGCCTTTCTCGGTGAGTGACGCGGCGAGCGTGTCTTCGACCTTCTTGAACGACCAGCCCTCGTTGACACTCTGCGTGATCACGTCCGTGATGGTGTGCTGCGCGCCGTCGGCATAGTTCCAGAGGGCCTTCGAGAGCGAGAACCCCTCCGTCTCGCGCCACTTCTTGACTTCGGCCAGGGCGACTGAATCGAAGCCGCCGCCGAGGATATAGCCGAGGGCCTGCTGCCACGGTGCAGGAAGGGCGATGGGATACTGGGCGAGATACACCTTGTAGCTCTCTGCCTGGTACTTGTCGGCGAGGGCCAGTGTCTGCTTGACGAGACTGTCGCACATCCGGATGCCCTGAATGGCAGCCCATGAGGTGAGTGCGTCCAGGGCAGTCCGGCCCGTCTTCGTGGTCAGCAGCGCGCCACCCTGCCTGGCGAGCGCAGAGGCCTGCTCCACGTAGGAATCCACGTAGGCTTGCGTATGCTGCTCTGCGATACGGGCGAGGTCGTTCATCAGATGGGCGGCACGATGTTCGGCAGCTTGAAGATGGAGGTCGCGGCAGCCTGTTGCTCGGCCTGCCTTTCGGCGATGATACTGTCGATCTGCGTCTGGTTCATGCCCTGCCTGCGCAGGAGCTCAGCCTGCGAGATCGCACCGGCGGCATAGAGCTTGAGGTCGGTATCGATGTTCGACTGGACAAACGGCTCTTCCCACTCCACGTGCACGGGCGTGAGGTTGTTGGTCCGCACCTTGAGAATGAGCGAAAACACACGCGCCCAGGCAGAACCGAGCGTCGTCTGTGCCTCATAGACCTTGTCGATGAGTGGCCCGCTCATTTCCTGCATCGCTACGCCGGAGGGGGCCGCTTTCGGGTCCAGATAACTCACGGGCGTGGCAGTGACACGGCATAGGTGGTCGATGCGCTTGTCGACGGAGTTCCACATGTCGGCCATGTCCTGCGGTTGAATCATGGTCAGCGATGCTTTCTCGTTGTCGAACATCCACGCGCCCCAAACTTCCCGGGAGAGGCCGTCTGGATTCTTCTTTATGAACTCGTCGGCGTCGATGCCAAAGACCGCAAGCTGCTGGCCGCCGTTGAAGTACGAGCGGATCATCGCGTCCTGGACCAGGCGGTTGATGTCGTTCTGGATGGGCAGGGCATTCTCCAGTTCGGAGGTCCCGAAGGCCGACAAGCCGATCTTGTTGCGGAAGTGGACGACCGGGATGACGCCGAGGTCGTTTGTGACGATACCTTCCAGGCCGTCGAAGGTCCAGTCGATCCACTTATCGCCCTCGCCGGAGACGCTGTACTCCCGGTGAATGTTCTTGGCGGTCATGGTGTCGCGACGGACGACGGGCTTCCCGACGTACATCTTGCCGAGTTCTTCCTCGATCCACTGATGCACACACCGAATCGGCTTGAGCTTGTCGGCGGGCGAGTAGGTCATGTCGATGTCCTGAGATGCCAGCACGCGCACAAAGGCATGCCCCGTTTTCTTGCCGAGCTCGTTATATTCCGGCCAGACGACCATGAAGCCGTCGCCGTCGATGCCCGTCATGCGGTGGATCTCCGTGCTCTGCAGTTCCAGCTGGTTGTACTCGTATTCCTCGGTCAGGATCGCCTGGTCGGCGTCTGTCCCGCCTGCATAGCTCTTGAGGTCGAGCTTGGCGACCATCGCGTCGACCACGGCCGCGCAGAGGTTGGTCCGGATGCCTAGCCGGCCGGCGAGTTCCGCCTGAATCTTGAGTGGCAGATAGACCCGATACACGCCCTCATAGGCATTCTCGTAGAGGGCAATGCGGGACTTGCCACGCTGAACCGCCAGGGCTTCGCTGCGACTAAACGACTGCTCAATGACGTCGACTGTCTCAAACATTCCGCCCTCCATGGCTCTGTCTCTGTGCGTTGGCCTGCGTGAAGCTTCCGTTGCCAGCGTCGTACAGATCCTCATGCGCTCCGACGCCCAGCACGGCCATCTCGTCCAGGAACGGCTCATTCCACGGTGCCGCCACGAGACAGACGTTGCCCGCCTCGGCTGCAGCCAGGAACGCAGCACCGCGCTCGAACTTGTTGCCGGTTGCCCTGTTGCCGTGGAAATCGTAGCCAGGGAGCACCATACGTGCGTAGTTGTCGATCGTGTTCGGGCCGCCTGAGCCTGGTTCCTGCTCCATCCACGTGGCCACGTGCGACTTGGTAGAGCTGGCGTATTCCGTATCCAGCTGGGCGCATTGCTTGACCAGCTCCTGGACGTGCATGGGGCTCATGCGGTCGTTGGTCATGTGCAGGATATAGAACACACCGTCGAGCATGCCGCCCAGGCAGGACGCGGTATAGTCCGGATCCTTGCTCGGCTTCGGTTCAGTAGCGGCCAGGTCCCAGTAGCGGATGAGCTGCTTGATGCCAGCGGGCGCAGCGGGCACAATCTTGAACCATGACCGTTGTGCCAGGGCTCCTTCACGCGGGACAGGGTTCTGCTGGTACTGGGCTGAGTAGCCATAACTACCGAGACGTTCGCGTTCGGCAGCGAGCTCGGCAGGGCCTTCGCGTTCCGGCCAGAGCAAGTCGCCTTCCTTGCGTTCGATCACACGGCCAGAGATGGGAAACACGATCGTCTCGTCCTTCTCTGCTTCGGCTGGGATCTTGAGGAACGTCCACCCGTCCTTCGCGCACGTCGCCTGGATGTGGCCAATGAGGTCTTGTGTGTGGAGGCGCTGCATGATGACCACGACCACGCCATTCTTCTTGTCGTCGAGACGTCCGTAGAAGGACCGGTCGAAGAACGTGTTGGCTGCCTCTCGGTAGGCTTCGCTGTCGCCGTGCATGGAACTGACTAAGTCATCCGGCACGAGGTAGTTGCCACCCAGACCGGTCACACCTGCGCCAACAGACATAGCGCGCATGACGCCCGTGGCTGTGTCCGTGTACTCGGTCTTCTGATTGTTGTCGGGCGCCAGCGTCACCTTGTCGCCCCAGCGTTCCTGGTACCACGGCGAGCTGATGATGGCGCGGCGGTCCAGGGAGTGCTTTGTGCTGAGACGGTCGGAGTGCGAGGCGAACAGGAAGCGCGCAGCCGGTTCATGCGTCCAGATCCAGCAGGGCCACATCACCGAAACGAGGGTGGACTTCATGTAGCGGGGCGGGATCATGATGGCGAGGCGCTTGATGTCGCGGCGAGCCACGGCAGTGAGGTATTCGCAGATAAGGTCGATGTGCCAATTCGACAAGTACTCGGTGCCCGGCTCGATGATAGGCCAGGCGCGGGCGACGAACTCGGACAGCGAACGTCCGCAGAGTTCGGCTTCGATCGCCGGGGCATTCTCGACGAGGAACTTAGCGGCAGACTTGTCGATGTTCGGAAAGTCTCCTTTGTGAACCAGGGAGACGGCCTGCGCGCCGCTTTGCAAGCGTGTTTTATTTTTCGCAGCGTAAATATTCGGGGCCGTTGTCATCGCGAGACCTGCAGGCCGCTATCCATGCGGCGTACTCCTGCGGAACACGAACATCGGAACACGAAGGGCGTCATGTTTGCCCCTTGAGTTTTTCGACCAATCCGAGAGCAGACGTCAGATCGGAGATGGACGCTTTGCTGAGGTCGACCTTGACGGGGTTATCCGGCTTGTCACCGAGCGCCAGTTTGCCAACGTCCTGGGCGATACGCACGGCCGTGGCGATGTCCTTGGCCGGGCGCTTCCGCAGGTAGGGCTTGCCGCTGACGATGACCGGGCAGCCGTCCTTGTCGAAGACTGGCGAACCAATGAGTTCTTCGTCAACGAGCGTGAGGATCCGGTGCGAATAGTCCAGACACGTGGTATCGAAGGAAGCGCCCTCACTGGCGACCAGCTCCGACTTCTTTTCGGTCGTCTGCTCGTCGACGCGGGCGAGGAACCGCTCACGCTGGACGTCCCATTGTTCCTTGGTCGCTTTGAGACTTAACGTCGTTCGGTTGATGCCATATGCGTCTGCTATCTGCTGTTTGCTGATTGACTCAGGAGCCGTTGTGTACTCGTTGTGTATGCGTTGCCAATCAATCGTATTACGAGTATGCTTGACAGCCGCTGTTTGCGCCTTCGTTGACTTTGTCGGGCTGACAGGGAGCTTAGCCATCAAGGCAACTCCGACACGTTCACCCAGGGCGGGATCGAGCTGCGATGTCCGCGCAGCTTAAGTCGGAAGGAGGTAAAGACCCTGCTCAATGAGCCGGTCCCGCGGGTGCATGAGAAGAGTCGACAGATTCGCACTACAAGCCTCCTGCCGAGACGTCACGGGTAGCACCGGCCAAACCGTGGACATCTGTGGTGACAGGAGGCTTGTAGTATCCAGGAGGATATGATTGACGGCACGTATCACTACGCGACATCATACGCGCGCTTGCGTGGTCCGTACCTTTGGTTCTCACTTCCGACCTCCTAGATCGATTGTGCACTCTCATGCTATGGTACTGTGGACGTCGGTCAACTATGCGCGACGAATACTAACCCTGCAGGGAAGTTCAGATGCACTCTGCTGCCGACCATACCCTTGCGCGCGTACTCGCGGGCGATCCGGTCGTGTTCCCTGGCCGCGGTTTCCGGATCATTCACGTAGCGGCTGGTGACGACGTGTATCTTGTGTGTCCGGGGATCCCTCGTAGTGACGTATGCCCGCCACTTGCCCTTGCCCACGGGAGTAATGCCGTAGTAGGTATGCTTCGGCGCTAATGGTTGCAGTGGACGAACGTACTTGACGTGGACAGATGACAGACGCTCAATCCTCTCGAGGACCCTCCCATTCCATAAGCGGTACATGTTCCGGCTCCCATCGGCCGTTTGTAGAATGACCTTGCCCTCCATGATGCGCAGATGGGCTGCCACGTCCGCGAGCAGTGGGGTGAATCCGAGAGTGGGTCCTGATACTTCACATAGCGTGCATGACGCGCTCAGGATGACATATCCCCCAGCCGCGAGCGCTGCGGCCACATGTTCTCCAGTAGTTGTCATATGCTGTTCCTTCCCGACGCCAAACGTCAGCGTTCCTCACATGCTGTCCTTTCCATCCTTCGGCGCAGCGCATTTCTCCAGCCGGTTTTTCCATCGAGCGCTGCGGTTACACTGCCCTGCCTTCTATCTTATGCGGATGGCCGAAACCCCCGCTCGAGGAACGTACTGATCTCCGCAAGACACCCGGCGTCGTAGAGGGTGCCACTCTGCGGGAAGAAGGCGTAGCGTCGCCAGGGCGCGTACCACTTGATGACACCCAAGATGGCGAGCCCCTGGAGGTTCCTCACCGCCCATATGCGTGTCTTGCCAGAACTGCTATGCCCGAACTCTTCAAAGCGCACGTACGTCTTCGGGGTCATGTCAGCACCCATCCGCAGAACGATCCACAACCCTGACGACATCTTCCAGTGTCGCGTGTCCTTCACAGTCGACAGCCTTGTGGTGGTGAGCTCCCCCCGACGTCTTGCATGGAGAACAAGGACTCAGAGTGTTGCCCAGGCGGCAGGCCTTCTGATGCTGACAGGTATGGCATCGGCAGGCCTCGCATTCGGGTTCATCCTGGCAGACCTCCGAACGACGGCCCGAGGGAATCTTCGCCACCGCGGCAGCCGAGGTGTCCACAAACCGCGCATGCCCGAGTAACGGCCAGTCAGAGTGGAGGTCGTTCAGTGTTCCCTTCGCCCCAGCCGGCTTCAAGTAGACGCGTGTATAGTTGGTCAGACCGTTGACATCTTCTGCTTCCTCAACAGCCACCAACTGCTCGACCTGCTCGAGGGTGAGGACAATAAGCTGCTCGTCGGCGTACTTCTCGTTGTACTTCGCGCCAAAGGTTCCCTCTGCAACCTGCTCTCTCAGAGGCACGACCTTGCCTTCCTCGGCTTTCCATCCGGTGACGTCCCAGCGGATGATCGGTTCGTTCTTGCTGACTTGCTTGCGCCTCGGGTGCCGGAAGTCGTCCCAGCGATCGCCACAGATCTGCCAGCCGGCGGGCGTCTTCTCCACGCGCGTCACCTTGCGGATGTCGTACACGTAACCTCTCGTATGCAGTCGGGTCACCAGGTCACCCACCTTGACCAGGTCCGGGACGTCGAGATCGGCAGCTGGCTGCGTAACTACTTCGACCGTGACCACTTCCTTCTTGTCATACCACTCACAGCCGTACTGTCCTGTCTCCATCGGGTAGCCTGGGATATTGCATGAGGTGTCGCAACTGCCGGGTCCGTACTTGCAGGAGTGACAGAGACAGGGTCCGCCTTCGCCATTGTATCGGAGCTCGCATGCTGTCTCAGGGCATGGCCCTTGACCAGGTGCGTAGATGTCCGCGGGGAAGGTGGCTTTGTCGATCCAGTGTTCACAGTCCTTGATGATCGCCGGGTAGGGCTTGTGGTGATGCGGATGCTCGAGGGTACAGATGGAGCAGATATGGTAGGGCTCGTCGCCGTTCATCGCACAGTTCTGATACGCTCTGCCACAGGTAAGGCACTTGCAGTCACCACAGAATTGCCGCACATACCGTTGAAGAGTGACCATGTGCTGCTGTTCCCTAGGCAACTGACTCTCCGTGTTTCCCAGGACGTCGACCGTGAGAGCAGCCTTGCGTCCGCACTGTGTTGTTGGCTGGAGCTCGGGCTTTCCCAGGCATTGATCACAGCCGCAGGGAGGGCAGTTCGCCCATTCCTTGTCGGTGTAGTTCAGGTGCGCCTGGTTCAAACCGCACGTCTCGCAGTCACAGTGGCTGCAAATGTCGGCGTTGCTCCCAGGGAGAGGGTTGTTGTCATAGTCCGCGCGGGTGAGCTTCGGCTGCTTCTTCGGTTTCGGTTGCTTCGTCGCTTTGACAAGCACCGTCGACTGTTCCTCGCCATCCTTCGGCCGGAAGTCAGGACATCCTCCCATCTTGCCGCCATGCTTGGAACAATAGATCGGTCCCTCGCAGGTGTGACAACTCTCTCCCTT